TTCCCACATTATCTGTTTTGACTGAAATAATAAATTCAGTCGCCGGACTACCTCCTCCGGCCGTCTTAAAACCCGTATTTTCGCGTAAAAAAGTCACCAATGTTGCTTCGGTATATGCAACCAAACCAGCTTCATCAAAATAGGTTCCAATGTCTGCAATCGGCAAAACAAATTGACCATCATCAATTCGTTCTTTTATTACATAATTCGAACCCTGTATCGTGTAAACGCTTAACGTTCGCGGATATTCGTAAACATTGCCATCCTTTTCGACAATGACGTAATTTCCGGATAAATATATTTTATTCATTTCAATTGTTTTTTACAAAGTTAATAAAATGTTCGTTTATTTTTTCGTCTGTCACCAACAACACACGTTAATTTTGCTTTTCGTTGTAAGATATCCAGATAATCAATTTCCGGTGATTCTTCAACAATGACCGGTAAATCTAAATATTTATAAGAATGATTGTGTGCGTTGTAATCTGAAATAAACATTTCGTTTTCGCTTAATAAATACAAATCGGTTAATTTGGTAATCAAACATTCTTCGGATGGATCCGTTGTGATTGTATATTTATTCAAGTTTTCACGAACAACCGTTTTCACTTCTCTATTTTGATAAATTAGATTGTCAATTTCGGTGTTCGGTTGACGTTCGCCAATAAAACCATTGAATCGGATGCAATCTTCAACATTTGCATTTGTGAAATTGATGCCCTCGATTTCCTGTTGTAAATTAAATTTGACACGGATTCGCGCCGTTTTCAATGCGTTTTGAATACTATATTCACGAAGGTTGTATGAACCCCAAACATAATTTCCGGTCACACCGCTAATGTCATATGAAACACGCAATTCAAAACATCCGATTCCATCACTTGCCAAAACGTCCTTCCATTGAATTGTTGTGTAATATGCATCGGATTCATTCGGAAATGCAACCAATGTTGGTGTGTATGTTGTCAATACATTGTTTTTGTATAACTGAAATGAAACAACATCCGTTGGATCCGATAATTTTATCCATGCACTTGTAACATCATTTTTCCATGATTCTGAATCGGTCAATGATGCTAATGTCAACATCGGTGAACAAACACAACAATCCTTCCAACCCCTGTTTTGTTCGGTGAACGGTTTTGGTAGTTTAATCGATTTGAATTCCTGTTCGTGTCGGTCCTCATGATTCACACAAATTGGTGGTTCGCACAATGCAATTGTTATTCCAAATTCAACATCCGAAAAACCGGACACCGTATATTTTTGCCAAAAATTTGATGTTCCATTCAATTCATTTGGATAATTCGGATAAACACCCGGAAATGATGGATTATCATTAAATTGATACCAAATATCTGTGGCTAATGTTGGATTCTGTATTGCCGGAATTATATAAAACGCCCAATTCCCTAATCCATCGGTTCCACGCGACAATTGAAGGAAAACCCCACTTGGTAAATTTGTATCAATGATTAGTGGTTCAAATTGCCAATAAGGTGTTCCGGCCAAATCACCTGTCGGATCTTGTAATAATGAATAAATTTTTCCGGCACCATTATCAATGTAAACATAAAAGTCACCATCTTCATTAATACAACATTCGGTTCGCGCAATCCATTCATCACCACTAATTAATGTTTGTTCAAATCCGTTTGAATTAAAAATGTAATTATTAAAAACTTTGTCACCATATGGCAAAAATTCCGGACAAAATGAAGGTGTCACCAACAAATTTTGTGATAATAATTCAACACCGGAATTTGGTGAACTTGGCACCGAATCAATTGCGTAAATTTTCCACGCGCCTGTTCCATTTAATTGTGAAACCTCAATCAATGGTCCACTAAATCCCTGTGGCCAAACTTGATTTGATACAAATTGCCAATAAGGTTGACCATTCGTGAATGTTCCGGTGATGTTCAAACTTGTTAGGTTAATAATTCCTTCAACCCACAAACTCGATTCACTTGGTTTGTATGCTATTCGTAAACGTACGCAATCACATGCCATTTTAGAATTGTGTTAATTTCTGATAATAGTTTTGAATCAATATTCCAATTCCGGATGTGATTTCAATTGTAACACCGGAATCATTTCGCAATGCAAAATAAAATCCACCCAAAACAAACGGATCCGATGCACCGGCCGTGTATGAAATAAAATTCGATTGAATACCTTCAACATCTGGATTTCTGTTCACTTGTAATTCTGAACCAATTATCGTGTCATTTTCGTATCGTCTTAATGACAACCCCAATGTTTGACTTGAACCGGTCACAATTCCAAAATTAACTCTAAAATTGTGATGAATTCTTTGCCCTTCATATGCGGTTCCAACATAAGGAACCAAAATATGGTCCGGTTGTGCGGTCAAATCACCGGTGAATTCATTCGCTATTGTTCCGGATAAATCGGTTGTCACGTTTGCAATTGTCATTGCGTTCAATGTTGCTTCGGATGAACAAAAACGCAATCGACCATCCGCACCGCTTCCCAATGCGAAAACGCGAATTCCGGCCAAATTTAATGCCGTTTCATGTGTTGAAACAAAATCAACCGCCGTTTGATAAAGTGATGTGTTGAATGTCGCTAAATAGTTAGTAACACCGCCATCAAATGAAACATTCGCCGTTCCACTTGTTCCGGTTAGTGTTATTGTCAAACCATAAGCAATGTTAAATTCATCGTATGTTGTTGTTCCACTTGCCGATTTGTCTGCATTTGTAAAAAATGTGCATCCATTCGCAATATTTCCATCCAATAAACTGACCGGCGAAGGAATCGTTTTTGACCATTGCGTTGAACCAAAATTCACGCTTGGCAAATCCTGTGTGCTAACAAATTCAGTTGATCCGGCACCGTTTGTTTTTATTATTTGGCCATCCGTTCCATCAACTAATGGCAAAATGAACTCACCATTGATTTCAACACCACCATCACGAACACCAAAAATTGTGTTCCCACTTGAAACATCCCTAATTTTAAAACCGTAATCCGTTGGCAATGTTTGTGGTGACTTAATATTAAAAACAATGTTATCACCGCCATCAACATCCGCGCTGACATTTAAACTTAATAAATCATTTAAACTTAATCGGAAAGTGTTTGAATTTCCATCCAAAACGCGGTTTGATGTTAGTGTTCCATCTGCATTGTATATTGTTTCCAACAATGCTTGAATTCCGTTTCTTATTGTTAATCCTTTGATTTTTCGCGTTTCGTATGCAACGCCATTATAAAAATCAATGTCATAAAAATCATCGTCGCTAAATGTTAATGATTCGACCGGATAATTGTGAATGTTACTCATTTTTTTATTTTATTTTACAAATTTACGCAATTGTTTTATTCGTTCCAAACGTGGTTGTTTTGATGATTCCATCCGTTGTTGTTTTGTTTGTAATAATATTACAATTTTGTTTGATCTTCGTTGTGAACTTCACACCATTTGACAAATCAATCAAATCTGGATTGAAATAACATTCCATTTCGGCCGTTACCGTGTTTGGATATGTAATCGACATTTGAACACCGTTCAATGGTTGCAATGGATTATTCGTGTTATTGTCAAACGGCAAAACGGATGAACAAATTGAACGTGGTGAACTTTCTTTTGGTTCCACCGTAATCATTCCCCATGTTTTTGAAGGAATCCAAACATCACCATTTGTCAATTGATGTGTTGCAACAACTCGCATCAATTCACCTTCGGTAACAACACCAACATTTTGATTCGTTGCATCAATGAACAATTCAATTGTTTGTGTGATGTCCGCATCTGAATCATAACTTTTATCAACCAAAACATTTGTGTGAATATATCCCAAACCACCGCGATTCAATGTCAATTTCAAACGCAATTCCCAATCCGCCGGATTGTCGTATTGTTCCCAATTCTTATTTTGATTAGGCCAAAAATCCGCGTTTGCGTTTAATTGTTGCAACCAATATTCCCACCTCAACAAAAACGGATAATAAATTGAAACACCGTATTGTGAAACCGTGTCATAACTCGGAAACAATTGCAAAATTGCGTTTTGTTTAACCGAATTTGATGGCAAAGTGTTAATGATATTTAATGATTCGTTCAAATTATATCGGCCATCACTTGCAATCTGCAATCCTGCAAATGAAAAATTTGTTTCCTGTAATGTGAAATCATCACCGGTCACCGTGTTGTGTGCTTCAATTCTGACTTGAAAACTTTCAATTTCTTCATATTTATCCAACAAAAATGTTCCAAAATATGCCAAATCATCTTCGGTGTTCGCTTCAAATCCTGTTCGGTCCACTAATAATTGAACAAAGTTTTCCGAATGATCTAAAAACCCACAATCATCAATCATGACTAATGGTCCGGCCGGTACCGGTTCACATGTCAATTGGTTTTGGAATGCTAAATGGTTAATGTTTCCGCATTTAACCCACAAATAGAATAATCTATCACCATCATCCAATCCATTCATGAACGCTTCCAATTGGCCGTTTGGTGTGAAATTAAAATCAATTGTTGTTTCACTTCCAACACTATTCACCGCCGTGATTTCGATTTCGAATCCGGCACCATCAACATTTAATGGTGAAACCAATGTTGGTAAACTTGCAACATCGGATGTTGGAATCAACATTGTGATTCCGTATTGATTGTACGTTTTATTTTTGTAGTAATCGGAATCCGTTGAAATGTAACATGCACCAATTCCAATGTCGGTTGTTGGTCCATCAACAATGATTTGGTGTGATGTTGGATTGCAATAATCAATTTCGCTTATTCCCTGTATTAATGTAGAATTATTTAATGAAATTTCATGCGGTTCATTGAACCATCCTGTGTTTGCTTCTTGGTCATAAGTCACAACCGTTTCATCAAATCCATCACTTGGCAATGATTTTGATAATATTTTCATGAAATATTTCAAATTTGAAACCGTTGCAAACCAATCGGAATCATACATTCCAGAATTCGAAAATTCAATGTTTAGTGTATAACTTGACCAACCATCCGATGTGTTCGCATTTCGTGTTAATTCACACGATTTAAAAAATTGTCCGGATTGATTACCTACAAAAACACCGTTCAATGTTGCACCAACAATCATTGATTCAACCCCTGTGATTAAAGAACGTGAATTTTCACCATCAATCAATGAAAGTGTGTTTCCTTGTTGGCCACTTAATGCATGATTAATTAAAACCGACATGTCCGCACGTTGTCGCGCATCATAAAATCCGGATGGTGGCGGTGATGGTTGATTGTAATAATCTAACGCATAAATGACAATCGATTCATTCGCGGTTATGTCATACCAATACGGCATGTTGTCAAAATCACATGTTGTGTTGTCTAAATAACCAATTTTTGAATACCATGATTGCAAAACAACACCACCGGAATCATACAATGAAATCCGGCACCAATCACCAACACGAAAACCTTCATCCAACCATCCAATTGTTGGTGATGTCACAACATTCAACGTCGGATCCAATGTCAATGGATTTCCCACGCTTGAAATTCGAATAATCGAACGCAATGTGAATGATGCGGTTAATTCATCACCGGCATTTGAAATGTATTGTTGTGATGTGTTACCGAATGAATCGGTAAATGTATTATTTTGAATCTGAATTGGCATTTTTTATTATTTTTTTCAATCCTTCAATATTTCCTTTTTTCAATTCTTTTAAAACATTGTTTAATTCACTTTGATGTTTTGCGACATTTTGCCGTTGTTCTTCTGGTAAATTGTTTAATGAATCGTTTGCATTTTTGATTAATTTTTCAAATCCTTTGGTCAAATCATTAATCATTTTAAATGTGTCGAATTGTTCCATGTTAATTGTCAACTTTTATTATTTCAACTTGTCCGTTTGCATAATTAAACGGAATTCGATATGTGATATTTGCCAAACTTTTTTCATCATTAAATTTGATTGACAATATTTCACAAACAATTCCATCAATTTGTGCAAAGTTATTATTTAACAAAGTTACAAAATCATTTGCAGTTAATCGAACCGGTGCATCATTCACAACCTTATATCCATTCACTTGAATTTCATTGATTTGATGATAATTATCATAAATCGCTGATGCTTGTTGTTTTTCAATCCAATCACTTGGAATTTTGCGGTTAATCGAATAAACTAATTTTGTTTGCGAATAATACGCTTGGCTTATTGCCATGACTCCAACACGTTCATCAACCGTTGCCGAATAATTACCATTTCCACCAAATGTGTTGATCACATCATCAATAGTTATTAAAAATGCTTTGACTAATTTTTCAACAAATGTTAATCGGTTTTTGCGCATCCCCATTGCAAATGGAATTTGAACATCATTAACCCCCTTAATTGTAACTAAATCGGAATTGATAATGTTTGTTTTTTCTGTTGAATATTCCGCATCCGACATGTTGAAATTGTCAATTGTGTGAATGTCTGCATAATCGGTCAAATAATGAATATAGGTTCGTTTCCATGCTTCATCCGTATTGTATCGAATTTCACTTTGTCGGTCATCCTGTAAATTTAACGCCGGAATAATTTGATTTGATGTTGTACCGGCCCAATAATCGCGACGTTCTATCTGAACAACACCATTCACAACGCGCGTTCTGGCATTGAATGTTGTTTCAATCGCATCAATTAATATTCCTAATGTTGGAACGGTGTCCTGTGCCGTTGGATAAATTTTTGTTTCACCAAATCCATTTTGAACAAAAAAGATTGAATTTTCGCCCTGTAACGGAACCGGAACAACAACAAAATTTCCTAATCCATTTAATAATGTTGAATCTAATGTATAACCTAAATATTGACATCCGGCCTCAACTAAATTTTTTAATTTGCACCCTTTCATCTGCAATAAAGGTGGATAAATTGTCTGAACTAATTGTTGTACATAATTAACTAATGCAACAATCAAAAAACCAATATAAACCAATTGTGCAATCGCCCCCAATGTTAATGTAATTATTTCACCAATTGGCGGTGCCGGTGGAACCGTTGCATTCGGTGTTGTTGCTTCAATTAAATCTTGTATTGATTCGTTAAATTGCAAAACGGCATCGGCCAATGTTTTTGAAATCGTGAATGTTGCCAATGCTAATGTCAACGCAATTTCGGTTTGATTGTCTTTGATGATTAAATAGTCAACTAATGCAACCGGAAAAAATTGTCCTTTTTCGGCCATCAATTCAAATGATGTTCCATTTGCTTGATCAAAAAAATTGTCGTACGCATTTCGACGTTTGATTTTGACTTCGATTTCATAATCACGAAAAACCGCATCCTCTGTCAAATCGACATAATATTCCAATGAAATATTCGGCCCCATTTCGATGCGATATGGTATCCCCTCAAAAAATCCAACCGATTGGATATGTTGATCAATTATCGCCTTTGCTTCGCGTGGCAAAATAACTTTGTCCGCATCAACTTGAAGAATATTTGGTTCGCCTGTGAACGTTGATAAAACACCAAATTCCAAAATGTTTCGTGGTGCGATTTCAATATTGTTTAAAAAATGCCTCATTTTTTGGTTCTGTATCGATTATAAACAACCGTATTTCCTTTTTTTACGCTTTTTGTAATAGTCAACGCACCATCAATGATTCGTTCCAATTCAATGTTTGTTTCTGGTTTCATTTTAATGGTTTGTTCCAATGATTTCAAACGTTGAACAACTTCATTTGGTTCCGGTTGTTTTGATTGATGAACATTTATTTTGCTTTGTAATTCACCGGCTTGATATTTCAATGCTAAATTGCTTAATTCATCATTTGACATATCACCAATCATTTCGTTTTGTTTCTTAGTCAAAACACGTTCATTTGGATGCAAAATGGCATGGAATCCGCCTTTGCCGTCAACCCCTTCGCCATGTGTTCCGGTGTCTTCTGTACCTTTCGCAAATGCCGGTAAATTTTGAATAAATTGTGTCAACAATGTGATGTCACTAAATGTTTTTAATAATGGATTTTTGACATTCGGATCTTCTGAATTCTTCAAATATGCTTGTAATGTATCGGATGCCAATTGAACACGTTGTTTCCTTCGTTCCAATTGTTCTTTTTTACGATTTGATTCGGCAATTAAACGTTGTTCGGTTGCCAATGATTGTTGCGCATTGATATTTCCATCTTTTGCCAATTGCAAATAAAGATCATATCTTTCTTGTGCTTTGTTCATTTCTTCATCCAACTTCGCAATTCGTTCATCTGCCAATCGATTGAATGCATCGGTTAAATTTCCAATAATTTTGATTTGTTCATCTGCTGAAATACGAACAATTTCAACCGTTTCATTTTCGATTTCTTCGGTTGTTTCTGCCTGTGCTTTGCTTAATTCAATTCTTTTATCCAAAATTGCTTTTTCAATTTGTAAAACATCCGCACCGCCTATTTGAGTTAATAATTTTTTCTTTTCTAATGCATCCAATTCGGCTTGTAACATGTCAATTCGAAATTGCCTTTCAATTTCTTCCAATTTCTTTTTGTCATCTTTGTAAATTTCGCGATTCTCTAAAAATTTTCTTTTTAATGTGTTTTGAACCTTTGTCAATCCATCTTCAACATCATCATCCAATGTGTCAAACCACGTTCCTTCTTCTCCGGTTTCTTTTCCGGCAATAAGTTTATCAATGTCCTTTAATGATAAAAGATTCTTTTTTAATCTTTCAAGTGTTGTTTTTGTTTTTTTACCATCTTCATCATCTTCACCAAATATTTGTTCGCGTACCGTTGGAACTTCGACTTCCTCAACACCTTCCAATGCTTTTTTATATTCATCGGTTGCACCATCCATCAATTTGTTTAGTTTATCAATTTCACCCTGAATTTTGGCCATTTCACCGGCTATTGCTTCCGGTGTATCAATCAATAAAGACATGCCCGGATTGATTTTTTCTAATAACAAACGCGAAATAAAACCGGTTGCGGACCATGATTTCATAACTTGATCCAATTTTTCCATTTCAATTTCCAATTGCGCTTTCTCTTGTCCTAAAATATCAATTTTCGTTTCGGCTTGTCTTAATTTCAAACGTGCATCAATTTGTTTATTTACTTGCGCTTTTGCTTTTGCCAATTGATTTTCGAAATCAACTTCGTTTGCGGTGTTTGTTAATGTTGTGCCATATTTCGCGTTGATTTTGTTCATCAAACTTAAACGTTCTTTGCTTTCTGGATTTGTTTTGCTTAGTGCATCAAACAATGCATCAACTTCAATTCGTTCCCTTTCGGTTTCTGCGCTTAATCTTTTTTGCGAACTCGCCACTTCATTCATGGCATCCGATGCCCTATTTGAAATACTTGCCAATTGTTGCATTTTCATCACAACTTTTGATAATACAACTAAAAATATTCCTAATGCATTTTGGGCCACTATTGCCGTTAATCGGTTGAATGCACCACCAACGGCGGTTGCAATTCCACGCAATCCGGTCATTGCTTTACCTGTTTGCATAAATGATGCACCCAACAATTTATTCAATCCGATTTGTGTTAATGTGATTGCCTTATACCACAACCACATTTTTCCAACACTTACAACGGTGTTTAATATCATTTCTAAATTGTTGGCCAATCCTTGCAAAAATGATTTTAAATCTTCACTAACTCCACCGGCCCTGTCCGCATTTAGAATATAACCTTGCCATGCTGAATTCAAAATATCTAATGAACCGGATAATGTGTCAATTTGTTTTAATGCCATTTTTTGTGCGGTTCCACCGGCATTGTTTAATTTTTCGGTCAATTCTTCAATTGATTCACCGGATTCGGCTAAAATGGTACCGATAACCGCACCACGTTTTCCGAACAATTCCAATGACATTGCGTTCTTATCCGTTGCCGTCAATATTTTGTTCATGGCTTCTTCATATGTCAATCCGGATTTCGCCAAATTCAAAAACACATTTCGTAATCCTGTACCGGCCGTGCTTGCATCAACACCGCGATCCGTTAATGTTCCAATCATTGCGGTTGTTTGCTCAATATTTAATCCGGCATTTTTGGCCACCGGTGCAACCGAACGCATTGCGGTGGAAAATTTTTCCATGTCTAATGATGATGATGTGAATGATTTCGCCATCACATCAACAACGCGTTGTGTTTCATACGTTGATAAACCAAATGCACGAACATTCGCACCAACGACTGTGGCCGCTTCCGCCAAATCTGTTCCGGATGCACTCGCCAATTCCAATGTTGCTTTTGTCACATTCTGGATTTCTTCTTGGCTGAATCCTAATTTTGCAAATTCGGTTTGTAATGCGCTAACTTCGGATGCGGTGAATTTCGTTGTTCGGCCTAATTCCAACGCGGTTTCGGTCAATTCCTTCATTCCTTCGCGCGTTGTGTCTAATATTGCCGACAAATTCGCTTGTGCTTGGTCAAAATCGGACATTGTTTTAAACACGTTACGAATCACCATTGCGGATCCAAACGCAATTCCTAATGATGATAATGCACCGGATAATTTGCCTAATGCGGACCGATAATTTCCAACATTTCTAAAATTGTCACCAACCGTTCGATCGAGTTTTTTCAATTGTCGGTCACCCTGTTGTGCGGCCTGTGTTACCCTTCGATATTGTTGTTCTAAATTTTTATATTCTTTGGTGTTTTTCCTTCCGGATTGTTCCAATTTGAGCAATTCCGCACCCAAACGCTTTGATTCGTTTTTCTGGTCACGTGTTGCAATCACCAATTGTTTGTACGCGTTCGCTTGGTCCTGTGCAATCTTTTTGTTTTTTTCTGCTAATCGATTTTGACGTTCGGTTTCTTTGTTTTGTTGTTGTTGCGTTTTTAATTGTTGTTGCTTTGTTTTTTCTTTTTGTTGGTTGATTTTTTCCAATTCCTGTTCGGCCTTTGCCTGTTCTTTTAACAATTTGGCTTTTTCTTGGTCAACTTTAACCGATGTTTTTAATGTCGCTTCGGCTTGTTGACTTGCTTGGGTATATTTATTAATTGATGCGGTTGTATTATCCAAACCGGTTTTTAATTCCGATTTGATAATTTGCGCACTTTCTCGCAATTCCTTATTCAACAAATCTAATTGTTGGATTGTTTTTTGCGCTGAATCTCTAATGTCCTTGTAAAGATCCGCTTCTGCTATTTCCGTTCTCCTTATTTGCCCACTTGCCATATTCGTTTACTATTGTGTAAAATTCAACAACTGTTGTTTCTTTAATCTTTAACCCATAACCTAACCATTTGGATAAATGAATTAATGATTGTTCTATTGTTTGACCATTGCCAAAATTCATTTGCAATGCATCAATTTTTGTTTTCATTATGTCAATTTCAGTCAATTTGAAACGTTCTTTGGTGATAACATAATCACATTCCAACAACGCTTTTTCTCTAATCAACTTCAAATATTTTTTAAACTTCTCACCAATACCAAATTTTTTTAAATATTGGTCATGCAGTTTAATCCATTGTTTTTCATTTGCTTCATGTTGTTTTTGTTCTTTGTTTACAAATTCAATGTTTCCATCCATACATTTACGCCAATCAAACAACGGCATTTCATCAATTGATTCCCAAAATGAAACGTGTGTAACTGATGTATTTCGCGCGAAGATTTTCCACATAAATATTCATGTTTTGTTCGGTTAATCCTAAAATGTTTTGTTCATTCCACCATTTTTGGTTTTTCATGTCATGTTCATCCGCTTCAATCACAATTGAATCACTTAACACATGAACCAACATTGAACGGTAAAATTTACCGGAATCCTTCAATGTGTAATGTGTATTGGCTTTTTTTTCTGGATTAATACTTTGAGTTAATGGCGAATATAAACCAATAATTTCATTGAATTTATCAACTCCCTTTTCCCACAATTGTTTTTGTCGGATCAATTCCAAAATAAGATTTTTAATCTGCACCGAATGAACATCAAACCATGCACCGGCATCATCAATTAAAATAGCCAATCGCAATTGTTTTTCAATCGGTGTTTCGCCAATCATGGTTTCTTTTTTACAAATTTACAAAAAAAAAGGGATGAAATTAATCATCCCCCTTTTCAACTTTTGATTGTGCTAATCTTTTTTAACCCTGGATTTTCTTTTCTTTTTTGGTTTTTCGTTCGGATGAACAATGTTCCATGCTTCAATCACAATGTTTTGATTGATGTTTTTAAATATTTGAACCGCTTCATCCTTTGTCGAATTTTCCAAAATATCAATTCTCAAACTTACATTTTTAATCTTCAAATAATCCATGTTTTTTTAATTTAATTATGCACCAATTGTCACATCCGCATCACCAATGAAACCATCTTTTTCAACTGAAATGTTTACAACATCATTCAAGTTGATATCTAAGTTTGTGAATGTTGCGGTATATGTACCATCTGGACCTTCAATCACTGATAAAGGTGTTAAAGTTGCGGTTGTTGTTTCGTTGTAATATGCGAAATCACCAGCCAATAACCCTTGAACCTTGATTGGATTGTATGCGGTTCCATAATCGAATGTTAATTCATAAACAATTGTGTCGGAACCTTCTGAACCAACCGCATTTAAGATATTAACATCTTTCAACCCTTCTAATGTTGTGAAATCGATTCCGGCCTCATCAACTGTAATCATATACATTAATGACTCATCAAATAATCTGTCAAAATCAAATCCTAACATGATTTTTTGAACTGTTGAATCTGTTGCGAACATGAATCGTGGATCCCATGATGCGTTATCAACCGGAATTGGATATAAATAACCGCTTTCCTTTGCACCAATTAAATTTCCATTCACATCAACAATGTAAATTCCGAAATCAACACATCTGGATTTTTGTAATTTACCCAAAAATGTTGGTGTTGAATCTTCGGCCCATAATTCACCTGTGAATGATCTTTTACCTTGTCTTAAAAATGCCATTCTACCGCTATTCGCTTCTTCAAATAATGAATCCGCCTTTGGTAATTCAACATTTTCAAATGCTGGCAATGGAAACCATCTTTTTGATGCATCCGCCTCATTTACTAAATCACTCCATGTTGGAATCGGTGCTGATAAATCGATTCCATTTTTTGTTCCATCATTTGCATAAATAGGAACTAATATCAAACTTGATGTTACACCGTGAACAGGAACGCAATTTGGTCTTCCTGTGTTTGATAATCCGGCATTGCAGTCACATCCTACCATTTTTTTTTAATTTTATTTAATTTAACATTTACAATTTTCTTTGTATTTGGACAACGTTAAATCCAATCTTAAACCGGACAAATTCGCATCCAATACATTTTCCAAAACTCCTTGTTCGGATTCCGTTCCAAAACGTGAAAACGTTCGGATTCGGTAATTCTCAACGGTTTTGAATTCTTTTAATCTGTTTATTGTGTCAATGAATTCAATCATCATTTGTTGCATCGGTTGAACAACTTGTTGGCGGTGTTCGGCGGTGTAATATTGCGCCGGATCCGTTTCATCTAAAAAGAACAATTGCAATTCCATGTCACGTTCCAACGTTGTACCCCTTCCATAAATAGTTTCACTCATCAATTCCAACATCCAAATCAATGGCAATTTATCCATTAAATTGTTTGATGCAATGGTCCATTCTCTATTCGTTGCCAATCGTGTTCCGGTAATCCAAAACGGATTCACCAATGAACAAACACCATCTAAATCATTTGCATGACCAACCGGCGTTGCAACAATATAATCATCCAAAACAACTTCGGTGATTAAATATTCATTATTTAATGCATCATAAATCGGTTTTCCAACACGCGCCCATTTTGTTTTGCAAAAATAGGTTTTACCATCGCCGGAATTATAATTTCCTTCGATTGTGTTGTCCATTTGATTCACAATGCTTTCAATAATATTTGCAACATCTTTGATCATATCCAATAAACAAATCTTTTTTTGGCACCATTGAATTCCAAATAATCTGATTGATTGTCACAAATATATCGTTGAATCGCTTTGAATGTTTTCATTGCGTCATTGTATCTTGTGTAGATTTGTTGATTAATTGTCGAAATACGTTCGGAATTTTGGCCACTTGGACCAACATTGCCGTTCGTGGTCATTTGATTGGTTAAATCCTTCGAATACTCAAAATAGATAAAACCTTTCAACATTTCAATCATTCCTTCACTTATCACAATGCAACACAATGTGTCATCGTATTCAAACGAATTATAAATCTGCAAATAAATCGGTGAAACCGGAACACCGGCCACAACATCCGATGCAAAAAGATTGTATAAATCACTTCCTAATAATTCAATCAAATATCGCTTTTCATATTTATCAATATATTCTTGAATCTTTGGTGTTTCATACATTCCAGAATGCAATTCAAATTTGCCTTTGCCGAAATCCGATGGTGATATATTTAACAAACTCATTTATTCAACGTTTAAATAAACCGCACCATTATTTAGATGCGGTCTTTTTTGTAACTTTCTTTTTTGTACTTGGTTTTTTTGATGCCTGTTTTTTGTTTTTGCCTTTGCAATCTTCACATTCATCACAACCATCTTTGCAATCTTCATCCGGAACAACACACGCAATTTGATTATTCAACAAAAAATCATATGTCTTTTGATCAACCTCATGGATTGAATCTTTTTTCAAACTTCCGTAGTTCCTTATTATTCTTACTTTCATGGTTTTGTGTTTTTATGTGTCAATTATTATGGCTTAGTGATTAATCCTAATGCAGTCGCAATGTCTGAACATTTCATGAATGCATCACGTTCAACCGTTGGAACGTGGAATTGGATTCTTTCAACCGCTTTCACTGTTACCACTTCATGTTCGAAATTGTCATTGTTTTCATATGACATTTCAACTTGTGCGCCCTGTCTTTCAAGTATTTGCGCCTTTGTAGAATCAAAAACATAAAGTGTGTTTGATGCAACAATTGGTGATGTAACAACACGCATTCCATTCAATATTCCTTCACCGTTTGAAACAAAGTTTGGCAAAAGATAATTTCCATCGGCATTTTTTTCATGCATGAATTTAACCCAATCATTGTAATTCATCAAAATTGTGTCCGCTTCCCATGAATTTTCTTGTCCGAAAGTATAGATTTGACCTTTCATTGCGCCTGTTAATTCGGCCAATGTTGGTGATGCAAATGCGGCCGTATATGGTGCCAACACGTTCGCTGGATCAAATTCACTTGCGATTGTATCAATTGATAATATTGAACCACTACCCAATAAGATTTCATAATCTTCTGTTAATTTGATTGATTCATTAACCAATTGTTCGATTTCCGCAGTAACGAAATCATAATCATCCATCATGTCGATACAAACATCAACGAAATCACGGATTTTTGCGATTTGTACGGTCACAACATTCCATGTTTTCTTAGTTGTGTGTGTTGATGTTGCACATGCAACAACCACTTTTCCATCTCTTGTTACAACATCCTCTTCACGATATTTCACATATTCGGTGTTAACCGGTGTTCTTCTGAATAAATCGATGATTCTCAAACCACGAACCGGTTTTCTAACTGTTCCACCTAAATCCTGTGCATAAAAATCACGGCCTGTGATATCCGCCGGATTTTGTGATGCTTTAACATCCAAATTGATAACACCGTGCTTTGATGTAATCATGTTTTTGATGTCATTTGCTTTTTCTTTTACGATGTCAAATAATGATTTCTTTGTCATTTCGTTTTCCTTTTTTTCTTCGGCCATTGCTTTCAATTGGCTTTCTAATTCAACAAATTTTGCTTTTAATTCGGATGTGTGGTCAACGTTTGATAATTCTTTAACCGCGACCAATTCCGCTTTCAATGTTTCGATTTCCTCAACCGTTGCGAATCCTTCCGTTTTTTCCGCTATGGTGTTTGAAATCTTTTCGACAACCATTTCTGGTGTCATTTGGTTTTCATTTTCCATTTTTACTTTCTTTTAATAAATTATTCACTTTATTCCAATCAAATGCGTTTGATTTACTTTCAACGGCTAATTGGTTTTTATCAACCGGATTAGTGTTGGCAACTTCAATCAATTGCGCATTCAAAAACTTTAATTTCATTTCTAATTCATGTAATCTTTCATCGGT